CTATACTAGAAAACGCTGGAATAACTCAAGTTGGTCCAAGACCAAACAAAGGTTTAGGTGTAGACGTAGTAACAGGAAAAGATGTTGACATGATAAAATCTGGTATCATTGATCCAGTACTTGTAACCAAGTCAGCACTTAAAAATGCAGTGAGCGTAGTTTCAACAATTATATCTGCAGATTGTGTAATTTCAAATATGAGAATGAATGAAAGCAATCAATAGATATATAATAGTAGATAAAATAAAGACAGAGCCCAAAAAAGTTGCTGGTCTTATAATGACAGATGATACTGATGTTGACAATAGGTATTTAAAAGCAAAAATAATATCGTGTGGTAATTTAGTTGAAGGGTTAAAAGATGGTGATACGATATATTACGATAAACATGCTGGACACGACATATCATGGAAAGATACTCTTTATAGAGTTATTCGTGATGGTGACGTAGTTCTAGTAGATTAACCTAAACCCGAAGCCTAAAGCCTGAAACCTTATTATTATTATTAACCCGAATTATTAATTAAAAAATCAAAGCAATGGAAAAATATTTGTATTTTAGAGCTGGTACTACAGCTGCCTCAGAAGATGATGATGATACAGGATCATTAATGTATCCCGCAAGTCACCTTTTAGGTATGTGTTCTGGTACTGCTGCTGCTGATGGTACTGTTACTGATGACGACAACGCTTTAAGTGTATTCTTAAAACCTGTTAAATTAGTAGCTGGAGCAGAAGCTGACAGTCTTGAAAACGCTGACATTGTAGTACTTGCATGTGCTCAATACGGACAAAAGGACGTAATGAAAAACATTGTAGCTGCTATAAATGGTGGTCCTCATACAACTGGTTTTATTACTATATGTGATAACGGCGCAGGGGGTACTGCTGATAGAATTGAAGGTGTTACCGGAATGACTTCAGTTGTAGTTAACGAACCAGCTGACTAGTCTTAAATGAGACTAACCGCGCAGGATCTGCGTGAGATGAATATCCTTAAGTATTACAGGCTCACTAGAAAGTGGGTCTGTAAGACTTACGGGTTAAAAGACGCAGACTTAGAATTATTAATTTATTTAGATTGTAAAGGAAGATTTACACGAAACGATTTTATCAACGGAGTTTATACATACTCTTGGGATAAAGCAAGATGGGAGAGATTAAAAAGAGAAGGTTGGATAGAAACTTGGAGACATCGCAATAGAACTACTATTATGTACTCTGTATTTAAAACCTCGTGGAAATGCTCTCAAATGATAAGTAGGATATACCGTATCCTATTAGGTGAGGAAGACTTACCCACTTCAGAGCGAAGTGTATTTTATAAGAATAAATCATATACAGATAAAGTTTATAACAAAGCTATAGATGATATGATAAAAGACAAAGACAGATAATGGGATTTAAACTAGGTAAAGAAAGAGGTAATTATGCTGTTGGCGGTGTTATCAAAAACAAAATGCGTTTTGGTAAACAAGCTGGAGATGTAGGCTCTGTACCCGGTACTCCTGTTATTAGAGTACCATTAGATGAGGGGGTTATGGGTGAGGCTAATATGGATGGCACTATATATGTTAATAATAACATAATACCTGGCAGCCAAGAAGATCGTCAAGTTATAAATCATGAAATGAGACATGCTACAGACATGAAGCTTGGTAAATTAGCTTATAGTGATGACGACATAACTTACAATGGTGAGGTTTTTCCAAGAGAAACTATAAATGGTAAAGACATGATTAAAGTAGATGGCGAATGGAAAGAAGCTGGTGATCACGGTTTTCCATGGGAAGATGATGCTAATAACGGATCAGAAACGGTAGTATAATATGTGGAGCTTATTTAAAGATAAAAACGAAATAAACGAAAAGAACGTAGTTGGATTTGCATCATTTGTAGTAATGTGCTTATTTGCTGTTGCGGATTTAATGACTAGTATATTAGCGGATAAAGATTTAATTATAAACGAAGTTGTTTACAATTCATTTGTATGGGTAACATTAGGGTGTTTTGGCATCAGTTCGTTTGAAAAAGTAAAAAAGAAATAATTATGAGTTTTGTAAGAAATCTTAGTGGTATACCTTTATTTTCAACCCCGTCAGAAGCTGTTGCTTGGGGTAAAAAAAACTTAGACATAAGTGGTTTTCACGCGCACAGATATGCGGGTCAAAACACCTATATGGCTGGTGCAAGTCATAGTCAAATAATGCAAGCGCAACAAAAAAGATTTAACGAAAGCCGTCAAGGTAATTTAAAAAGAGTGACTCAAGAAACTTTAGTGGCTTCAAATAAAATACAAAACTTAAGAGTTCCAAGAGTTTTAAACACATCTACACAGCAAGTCGCTGCTGTAAACGCTGTTCAATTGCAGCAACCTATGCAACAAGCAACGCAGCAGCAACCAAGCGTTGGTACTAGTAGTAGAGTTGGTACTGGCGTTAGCACTGGAGGTGGTAGTGGTGGTGGATATAGTGGCGGCGGCGGTGGCGGCGGATATTAAAAATTAAATTATGTTAGGAAAAATATTTTCAAGTGGAGCAACAGAACTAGTAAAAAGTGTAGGTGGTGTTATAGATAATCTACACACATCTAATGAAGAAAAACTTGAAGCAGAAAGAAAAATAAAAGAATTAATTGCTAATTACGAAGTAGAGATGGAAAAAAACATCACTAGTAGATGGCAAGCAGATTTAAAATCAGACTCTTGGCTTAGTAAAAATGTTAGGCCATTAGTTTTAATATTTTTAATAGTATGCACCATGCTATTAATATTTATAGATGCAGGTGCATTAAAGTTTGAAGTTAAATCATCGTGGGTTGATTTACTTCAATTAGTATTAATAACTGTGATCGGCGCTTATTTTGGCGGGAGATCATTTGAAAAAGTAAAAAAATAAAATGGCACAAAATTTAAACCAAATAGATATAGGTCAAAGTGGTGGGGCTTATTTAGATGACACAGGGGCTTTTACGCCACCAACTGGTAAAATAGTTGCGGCAATTTATATTGTAGCTGCTAACACTAGTTTTACAACACTTACACCAGCTAATGACGCTAATATATTTTATCCTGGAACAAGCGTAACGGCTACAGCCGCTGGAAACGGTGTTAACGCTGAGGCTATAGCGTCTGGTGACAACTTTCCAGCTGGCATGTGGATATATGGTAGATTCTCGGCTATTACTTTGGCTGATGGAGCTATATTCGCTTATTTTAGCGAAGAGTAAAACAAATAAACAATTAACTTAAATTAAATAAAATGGCAACAACAAAAGTAAAAGGTACAAGTAAAAAAATTAAAGAACTTAAAGGTATAGAAGACATTAGACCTGAAACAATAACTGATGAGCAGTTAAAAAAAGTTCAATCAACTGTAAATCAAATAAACAGAACTCAACTAGAAATAGGCTCTATGGAAGTTAAAAAGCATGAGCTAATGCATGGTATAGCTGGTCTTAGAGACGAGCTAACTTTATTACAAAATGAGTTTGAAAAAGATTACGGTACGTTTGATATTAATATAGAAGATGGAACTATAAATTACCAAAAAGAAAATGGCGAAGTTGATAAGAAAGATTAGTATAGGTAAAGACTATAAGAACGACGCTATGCACTATGCTGTTGGTCAAGAAGTTTATGGTGGACATACTATTTGTGATATATTAGAAGAAGATGAAAAATATTCTATTTATATTAGAAAAAATAAAGATGTACTACCTTGGAAAGACTTTAACAAAAACATGGCTGTATCTGTAGAGTACAACCTAGAATACTAATGAAAAGTGTTTACAACTTTGTTGTAAAGCCAAAAGGAGAAAGATATAACAATATTAAAAAGCTAGATGGTGGAGAGCTAATACTTAACACAGAGATTTTTAACCATCAGTATGTTAATAGAGAAGCAAAAGTTATATCAACCCCTATAATTGGTAATACAGATATAAAACCTGGTGACACGGTTATAGTACATCATAATGTATTTCGTAGATGGCACAATGTAAAAGGTATTGAAAAAAATAGCAAAGCTTATTTTAACGAAGATACTTATTTTATAAACCACGATCAAATTTTTTTATATAAAAGAGATGAAAAGTGGATAGCTCCAAAAGGTTATTGCTTTGTAATACCTTTAAAAGCTACAGATCAATTTAATATTGAATCTGAAAAACCTTTACAAGGTATTGTTAAATATTCAGATGGCACAGTAAAGGTTAATGACTTAGTTGGTTTTAGACCAAGTAGTCAATACGAGTTTATCGTCGATGGCGAGAGACTATATAGAGTTTTATCTAATTTTATTACAATTAAATATGAGTATCAAGGAAACGAAGAAAAGTATAATCCAAGCTGGGCGAAAAGCAGTTGATGAATTAATCAAAGTAGCAGAAGAAAAGATTATTACAAACACTGAAGATGATGTATCAGCTGATAGATTAAAAAACGCAGCAGCTACCAAAAAACTAGCTATATTTGACGCGTTTGAAATACTTAACAGAATTCAAGAAGAAGAAAACTTGTTAGAGGGTAAAACACCTGAAGAAAAAAAGCAAACTACTTTTAAAGGATTTGCAGAAGGAAGATCTAAGTAATGTACGAGCAAGATTTAGTAAAAATTGTAGAGCCTATAAAAAAGACTACTATTAGTAGACTTAATAAAGGTAAAAAATGGAAACACGGGTACGACAAAGAACACGATGTTATAGTATTGTCTCACACTGGGCAGATAGGTGAAATAATAGAAATACAAGGTTTAGTCATTGCTTTGCCAAAAGTTCCGAAGAGTGTTTATAGCAACGATAAAAACAAATGGGTTAAGTTTGAGCAACCTAAAGAATTAGAGCGTTTAAAAAATATATTTGATTGGAGGTCGTATCCTGAAGAACAAAAAGAGCAGTGGTATGATTATATAGACGAGGAGTTTAAAAGAAGAGAAGAGGGCTTTTGGTTTACAAACAATGGTAAGCCAACTTGGATAACAGGTACTCACTATATGTACTTACAATGGAGTAAAATTGATGTAGGTGCTCCAGACTTTAGAGAAGCTAATAGGTTGTTTTATATATTTTGGGAAGCTTGCAAAGCAGATAAAAGATGTTATGGTATGTGTTATCTAAAGAACAGAAGATCAGGGTTTTCGTTCATGTCATCTGCAGAAACAGTTAATTTAGCTACTCTTGCAAG